TTTTCAATTGCATCACATATCATTTCATCTCTATAGGTGTAGTTTATAAAGTTTGGTCGTGTAGATAGTCGAGTTGAAATCTTATAGATACACTCTCCTATGTAATTAGACATCTGTGGTGGGGTTCTGCCCTCTTCCAAGGCGAGCTTAACGGCGGCGTTATGTTCGGCTACAGCGGCAGTGAACTCTTTATTATTGACATAGTGTTCACTTTGTTTTGCTTTTTTTGTCATGATGTGGCTATTATACTAGGGTTTAGTTGATATTGATAGGTGGTTTTCCACCTTCCTTTTATTTATTTATTTTAAAAACCCCCTTGTAAGAACCAAGGTTCGTGTGTTATTATAGCTTTGTGTCCAAAGGATAGGATAGCTATATAGCTAAAAGTATATTACTCCGATTATATATCCACAAAAGAAGAAGGCTGCAGCCCATATAGGTTCCTGCTTGCAAAACTCCCATATGTTAGCCCAATAGTCTAGAAATTCTTTCATTACAACCTCCAGGTTGCTAGACACATTATCCCAATTGGTAATAATATTGGAAGAGTCAATAGTGTTAGGAACTCTAGTTCATAGATGATTCTTGTTAGAACTTCTCTTGGGTCTTCGAATCTTTGCACCATGCTCTTCGCAACAGTCAATATTGCTGTGGTCATGGTTTCTCCATGTTATTAATAATAATTATACTTGTATATCACTATCAATGATACACAATCTATTTAGTAAACTTTTAGTTTTAAAATAAAAATTTTTAAAATTAAGTCCAAAACAACAGCACAAAGATACAGAACCCACCTATGCCATATATAAGTATGGATAATACCCATGTAGGTATTTTATCAAACATTAATAGATTGTTTTATGACAGATTAAATGTCTTGGTGAAGTACCGGTGCAGACCTCAATAGTATCTCTGTTCATCTCTTTCTTCTGTTCTGTTGCAACTGATTGAGTTGTAGCACAACTAATAGTAAAGATTAGTAAGAATAGTATATTTAAAAATTTCATCGTTTCCTTAGATTATGAATTAAACAAGCTGTATTACCTAAGTAATACACCTGATATTTATAAACTAATTAATCTTAATGAAATTTCTTTTTGTCTTTTGGTGGCCGTGCATATTTGAATTCTTCATAATCAGATTGGTCTGCCATATCTTCTAATATCTCTTCAATGAATTCTGCATCTGGTGGTTCTAGAAAATTATCTTTTTCATGAGTTAGTAATCTATCAAAATGTCTTCTCATCACTTCTTGAACTTTCAAATCTTCTGCGTTGGCCAATGGTATAGATTTGTTTTCAATCATCTCCATCCATTTAGCAGATGCGTTATCATAATATGGAACGAATTGCTCGTTCATTATATTTCTGTGGACTATTTCAAACTTGGGTATGTTTACTTTCTCATCAGAGCTTAATGGTGAATAGGGAAAGAATACTGCGTTTGTTCTTGGTGTGCCTGGAACTAGAGACAATTGGCAAATCATTGGTAATGTTATTTCAATCTTATCACCACAGTCTCTAGTCATTCCGACTACTTCTGTTCCGTTCTTCAGCTTGATAACTTCGTATCTCTCTGGTACTAGGTCTGTTGGTGACGCCATTTACTTTAGCTCAAATTGTTTAAGTTCATAAGGAAAACTCTCCTCATTGTATATATTTATGCGTTCTTTTAAGTGAGCAAGGGTATAATTATTACATTTTAAGTCATCTGCGATATCAAATAACCTCATATTGTCTTTACCTTCCGCCTTACGAAGACCCCTACCAATAGATTGTAGGTTTCGTATTCTAGATTTAGACGGACTTGCAAAGACCACATTGTCAATCTTCTTGATATTAATACCAGTTGAGAAAGTTCCGTATGACGCTAGTATGACACTTTCTTTAGCCTTCTCTACCAATTCTCTAACTGACTCTCTATCTTCTGTATCTGTTCCACCATAAACATAATGTAACTCTTTTACTTTCTTCTTTAACATGGGGTATAGAACCTCTCCATGTTTCTCTACATATTGGAATAATACGAGTGTGTTTCCTTTTAGACTTGCGACTAGATTAGTTATGAAGTTATTTCTTGCCTTACAACTAACAAGATAGTCCATCTCCTCTGCGTATGTTCCTTTCTTCTGTTTTGGGTGTTCAAGTATCAAACAATCGATATTAATTTGTGCGATTGTTCCTTGTTCCATAAGTTCAGAAGATGATATAACTTTCTTAACAGGTCCAAACAAACCTTCTAACTGTAATCTATGAACTTCTGAACCATCTAATGTTCCTGTTGTGCCTATTCTAATTGCAGTAGACTTCATCTTCTCTAAGATACCTTTAAGTGTTGTTGCTTTAAATAAGTGTGCTTCATCTCCGACAACCATATCAAATGATTGCATTACTTCTTTGGGTGCTTTACTGAATGACTGCCAGGTTGTAATTGTTATTGGTGCATCGAATACTTCTTGACCATGATATATCTTACATATTCTTTCTTCATATCCATAGTCTATAAAATCTTTTGTCATTTGTTCTACCAAGTTAGTTGTAGGAACTATGATTACAGTTTTCTTATTGTAATATCTTGCGAGTAAATATATGATTAATGATTTACCACTTGCAGTAGGTGAGAGTAATAATTGTCTACCATACTTAATTGCAGTAATAAACGCTTCTAGTTGATAGTCTCTTGGTGCGAATGGAAGATTGAGTTCGTTTGCAAACTTCTCTAAATCTTTTGTATCAGTCTTTTCTCCAATTACATCTTCTATACCACTAAACTCGAAACCTCTTTCTCTACAAAACTCGTCAACATATGGTAATAGACCTATGTATATTCTATTTGTTTTGATTGAGAATAGTCTTACTTTGCCATCCCAATACCTATTTTTATAAGAAGGCATGAACTTAGCATTTGGAACTGTAAACGAAAAGAAGTCGAATAAGTCTCGTGCAAGACCATCGTCACATTCAACTTTCATAAAACATTCGTCTACCTTTGAGACGATAACTTGATTAGATATAGGGTTGACCATGATACCAACTAACTAATGAAACTCTTGTTCCTCGTGTCACTGGCGTGACTTGGTGATGCACAAACGAAGGAAATACAATAAGTGTTCCTCTTTCCTTTGCGCTATAAGGTGCAGTTTTAATATATGGGTCTACATTAATGTTCTGAGAGCCTGTTGATTTGAGTTTATCAAACAAACCTGCTGGTTCAATCCATTGAAAGAGGCCTCCTTCATATTCATCTGCATATGATAGTTGAATTGTTGAACTCAACTTTCTCATTCTACCACCTTCCGATTGGGGATCCTCACCGGCATCTGTATGCCATGTGTAGAAATCTCCTGTGACTGGTGCACCTGGTCTATGATGATAAATTGTATATTGATGATTCTCCACATGGTCCCACTGATGTAACCAATCAGCTTGTATACCTGCTTGATGTATTCCGTCTGTTATCTTGCGCTGAATATCATTAGGCATAATATGATGTTCTATCCACTTAACATCAGATTGTCTGATAAAGGCATCATCATTACCGTCTAAGTGGTCGGGTGGTGCATCTGGATCCTTATCTAAATTACCAACAAGACCAGGAACTAAATCTATCTGATTTGCGACAGCATGTATTAATTCAACCTCTCTTGGTGTGAAATACTCCGGAAAGATAACACAATATTGTTTTAATATCATTATTGTCCTGCCATGAACTTACGCCAGTCTATCGTATTCTTGATTGTTTGATGACGCCATGTTATATTATCCATACATCTCTTGACAAAGTCTACAGTTACTTCAAGATATTCAATCTTAGATTTTAATTCTACTAAATCTTTATCTGAGTTGAAGAAGTAATGGAAATCATTCTTCATTATTTTAAGACCATCGAATGGGTCTTGTGGCCAACGAAGCTTCTGTATCGTATCGTCATCTAACTTACCTGTAAACCATAACCATTTATACTTCAATAGTTCGTTATAGTCTTTATTATACTTACGGAGTAGTAATATTTTGGTGGTTAATTCGTCTGAGTATTT